CGAGGGCCGGATCCACTACTGGCATCGCGCTGGCGACCAGGTCCTCGTCGTCGAACCGACGGCGGACCTCGAGGCCCGCATCGAACGGATCGACGTCCAGCCCGGCGCGGCGTTCCGCGGGTACATCAACCACGCCCGCGACGTGTGCGGGTTCGACTCGCTGGCGTACTCCGAGGACGGGATCGCCGCGGCCCTAGGGGGCGACCGATGACCGACGACGACGCGGCGACGCTGACGCTGTCGGCGTCGGGACCGGCGATCGTCGAGACCGAGACCGAGACCGACGCCGCCACCGTTCGGGAGACGCGCGAGACGACCCTCGAAGCGAGCCTCGACATCGACGCCGAGGACCTGGCCGACATCGGCGACGTCTACCGCGCTGGGGTCGTACTCCCCGCGTCGGACGTCGCCGAGCGCGTCCTCGAGCACATCGACATCGCGGCCGGCGAGACGTACCGCGTGCCGGAGGCCGACGCCTGGGACGTGACGCTGTCGGGGCGCGTCGACGCGTACGCCGAGGTCGCCCTCGCCGCCGCTGACGAACGCCGCGGATCCCGCTCGAAAACCCTCCTCACGGCGGCGCAGATTCTCGACACGGTCGCCGCGGAGTACGCGACTACCAACCGACCGCTCCTCGCGTTGCACGATCTCGTCGCGACGACCGAGTGTGAGGCGTTCCGTCCGGAGACGGTCGCCCGGCAGCTCCTCGAGACCGACAGCGACGCGGCCGACGCCGAGACGGAGGTGGCGACGACATGAGCCACGCCGTCGAGATCGAGACCGAGGAGACGGCCGACGGCGCGTTCGTCGTCCGCTACGAGCCGCTGTTCGGGCCGGTTCGGGAGACCGTATTCGAGCCGCTCGACCAGCCGGGCGATAAGTTCCGTCGCATCGAGCGCGAGCGCGACGGCGACGACTGGCGGATGGTCGGCCAGGAGACGGTCGCCCGCGCCCACGTCGACCGCCCCGACGAGTAACGCGTTCTGGACCCCACTTTTTCGACGCCGACCCCCACACCGTACGCGGTAGTGTTGCCACTACGCGCTCGTAAGGATACAGTACGAAACCGCGAAAAGGAGACCTCGCTACTCGTCGCTGTCGGTCGGCGTCGCCCGATCCAACAACTGCCGGATCCGGCCGCGCCGCAGCGCGAGGGCGACGAAAAAGCCGTGGGACCACAACAACAACTCCTCGGCGTGGGTCGTCGCCCACGTCGGGACGGCGTCGATCACCGAACCACCCGGTCGTACGCGTCGCCGAGGAGCCACCCGACGCGCCAGTAATGCTTTTCTTGCCCGTACTCGTGCTCTCTCGAGCCGTGAACGCCACAGTACACGCCGTCCAGCAGCGCGTGCCACTCCCGGTAGCTCACGGGATCGATCCCGAACGGCGGGTCGAAAGCGATCTCGTCCTCGTCGGCCTGCATCTACGAACCCTCCTGGTCGCGAGCGTCGACGCCGTCGAACTCCTGCCGAAGCGTCTCGTTCAGAACGGCGTCGTCCGCCCGCCGTTCGATCGTCGCGAGGTACCGCCCGTATTTGCCCTTCTTCTCGGTGCGGACCACGAGCGGCCACTCGTCATCATACGCCTCCGCGGCGGTCTCGAGCCACTCGGCGACGAACTCGGTCTCGCGTGTCCCGCGGCGATACTCCTCGCTGTCGTGCTCGACGCCGTAGGTCTCGTGGGTATCCACACCCTGTAAGCGGAGCCGGATCTGCCGCTGGAGGTGAAAGCCCAGATCGACGACAACATCCTGCGTGTCGCCGTCGACGACCTCGACGAGTTTGGCCTGGTATTCGTACATCGGTATTTTGTTACTGGTGCCCGTGATCGAGTCGATCTGTCAGTATAGCGGGAACGTTAGGCGTCCGAGCGGCTACTGGGCTTCAGTTTCTCGGACGTAGTCCGAATCGAACTCGATCGCCCCGTCGACGAGAATCAGGAAGTCGCGGAACGCGAGCGGGTCGTCGATCGCCGCGTCGATCGACTCGTCGGGGCCGTCGAGCGTCTTACCTGCCGACTTCGCGTCCTCGAAGATCGAGGCGAGGTCCGATTCGGTTGTCTCGACGACCGTCTCGTACTCCGCGTCGGATGTGTACGGAACGGTCGCGTAACCAGTCGCTCGGGTCGTACCGGTGTCTTCCGGTGTGAATATCAGTTCCATCTGTTTAGCTCAGTTCGATGTCGGAGAAGTGGAACGTACCGTCGTTCGTTGCCGAATAGTTGTGTTCAGCGCCGAGTTGAACCGTAGTGTTGCCGTTGTATCCAGAGACGTCGAACGTACGGTTAGTCCAGTTCGAGTCTTGGTTATTGGCGTCGGTGCTGTAAACTGTACTCCCTCCGATGACGACGGTCATCGAGACGTAGTTGCCAGAGGGTGTTTTCGTATACAGAGAGAGGTTCGTGTAGTTGCTAAGATCGAGCGTGAGGTCAAGACCGATCGGGCCGCCGTTCGAGTTCGACCCGTTCCCTGCGACCTCCAGCGCGACGCCGTTCCCAGACCGTCCTGCGACTGTCGATAGGTCGACGTCGAGTCCGCCGTCGCTCAGGCTTGCCGGCGGAGTCGGGTTGCCGTTCAGCCAGATTTCTTCGGACGGTGCTGTCCCTCGCCGTCTGGGACGCCGACACCGCATCCATCGCCGTACTCGACGCCGACACCGCGTCCATCGCCGTACTCGACGTCGACACCGCATCCATCGCCGTACTCGACGTCGACACCGCATCCATCGCGGTCGCATCAGCAGCCTGTGCCTCCATCGCGACGACCGAGCGGGCGACCTCTTGATAGGCCGCACTCGTAGCGAGCAGGTCCATCGCGGTCGCGTCGGCGGAAATGTCCTCGATCGTTTCGAGACTGTCAAACGCCGTCGCATCAAGCTCGCCATAGGTGGCGAGTCCCTGCCCGACGCGTCGGTCAGCGTCGAAGAACAACTCTCGGAGTGTGTCTGGTGCGTCAGTAGCCATTATTTGAGATCAAGCGCGAAGACCACGCGCATCGCGGCCTCGCTCTGTGTGATTTCGTCGGCGGTATCGTCGTTGTCCATCAGCAGCTCGAAGAAGCGCTGTTCGTTTTCTAGGACAGTCCACCAGTTCTGCTGTCGGACGCTTTTTTCAGCTTCATCAAGGATTGTGCTCATGTGTTGGTCACGTTAAGATACTCGAAGGCGAGGATCTCGCCAGCGCTGGACTGTGAGAAGCCGATCGGCGCGACACGACTCGCAGCGACGACGCCGCTACCGTCCGTCTCGACTCGCCACGCGGTGACGATCGGATACAGCTCGTTCGTGTTCGCCCGCAGCGCGACGATCGTCTCGTCGGCGGCATCGCGGTCGGCGTCGGTGTCGGGATCGTAGACCGCGTCCGGCGACCACCCGACGACGATCTCCGACGTACTGTCCGCCGGCAGCGTCAGCGTCGTGCTCGTGTCTCTGACACACCACCCACCGACGAACGCCTCGCCGGGGGCGACGGCCACGTCGAGTGACGAGGTCGACGTAGACAAGGCGAACGCATCGAGCGCTGTTTCATCGATTTCGCCCCGCCGCTGTGCGGCCGGCGTCGGATCATCACCCGGTACGACCCACCCGTCGCTGAACTGCCCGAAAATCTGTGCAAGTTCGTCGTTCCGGACGACGCTATCAATCGCGCCCGGTTGTGCTCGATCGGTCACGTTAGGCGTCCTTCTGGGTGATTTTGATATCGATGGTCACGGTTTCGTTCTCCGATTTCGGCGAGATCAATCCGCCGGGGTCGTCGATCAAAAAGCGATTCAACGGAAGGTCCGAGCCGTCCGACTGTTCGGCGACCAGCGCCGCCTCCTCGAAGGTTTGGCCGTTGCCCTCCGTGCTGTCGAGAAACACCGAGGCAACGAACTGTTGGCCGTCGGTAAACGCATCCGTTGGCGAGGTGCGAAACAACTCATTCCCGACAGCCGCCGAATCAGCAAGGGTTGATGTGTCGGCCGTCGAGTCGCCGAGTACGAGTGCGTCGACGGTGAGATCTGCCGCCGTGCCCGCGAGGCCAGCAACGATCGCCTCGTGGTACGCCGTCCGCGTGGTGTTGTGGGTTCGGTACTCCTCGAGGAGCGCGCCGGAGGTCGCGTCGTGGACGCGGATCCGGATGTTTGTGTCAGCCGTGGGTGTCTCGTGGATACTCATGCGCTGTAGGTGCTCGTGTTGTAGCCCGTCGTCCCGTACGTCGCGTTCTCGACCGCCCGCTGGAGGCGGAGGTCGGCCTGGGTGTCACTCGCGACCGCGACCTCGGCCGCCGACAGATCCGCGCCCGCCACCGACAGCGCGTCAATGGCGACCGCGACCTCGGCCGCCGACAGATCCGCGCCCGCCACCGACAGCGCGTCAATGGCGACGGCCGCCTCCGACGCCTCGAAGAACAGCCGTGGTTCACCCTCCTGGTCACGGGCGGCTTTCAGGCGTTCGACGTCGCTTTGCAGTTCCTTCAGTCGGCGGACGGCGTCGGTGAGTTCGTCAGTCATTGTTAGATGGTGCTCGTATCGGCCAGCGTGAGGTCCGTCCTGAGTAACGTCCCCTCAAGTGTCGTCGCCCGCTCCGTGACAAGGTATTCGCCAGCGATATCAGCGACAGGCCAACCGTCGAGTCGGACGGCCTCAGCAGGGCGTAAGCGATGCGCACGAACCGAGTCGGCGGCTGCCGAGACGCGTCGCTCCGGTTCGGACCGGTGCCGGAGTGTCGCGGTTGCGGCCTGTTGGACCGCGGCCTCGGTTTGGAGCGTCTCGTCCTTGCGACGATGATCGCGGCGGCGGTACTCAGCCTGCGAGTCGGCGGCTTCGGCCCTCGCCAACAGAGGATACGGGAACTCCGCCTCATACGTTGGCGTCCTGTTACCGTCGGTGCCGATGTCGTGACCCGTCGCGCCTTCGGCCTCAACGATCATGAACGGGTCTTCCCCAGGATTCAACGTGTGTGCCGGGAGCTGGAACTCGGTGAAGCCATCGGCGGTGAGGAACTCTGGGTCAAGGACGCGCCGCGCGAGGTCCGACGAGCGGTCCTCAATAGCGACCGGCGAGCCGTCCCGCGCGGCTTGGAGGCGGACGACGAGATTATCCGGGGAATCGGTGTCGGGGACGGTATACAGTTGGATCCGTGCGACCTCCGACTTTCGCGTCTGGATTTGCGTCGTCAGTCGCGACGAGTCAGTTACCCGAGCCGTGCTCGACTGGTCAAGCTGAGCGTCGTCGACGGCGTGGTCGGTCCCGCCGTCCACCCGCGCCCGGTTCGCGAGACCGTCGTCAACACGCGAAATGTTGATCGGCGCGAGGAGATCATCGGGCGTGAGTGGATGTTTGGCGTCGACGTCGGTGAGCGAGCGGAACACAAGATCCGTTTCGTCCGCGGCGACGACGGCGTCGCCGATCGGCGCGAGATCCTGCGAGAGGACGTCCATCAACTTCCGGCCACTTACTTGAATATCGACGTCTGCGCCGACCGTTTCGATTTGCGATCGCCCGACCTCGGGGGCGTCCGCCGCGACGAGCGTATCGAGAACGTCGCCGGCATCTTGCCCCTCAAACGCGCCGTCGCCGTTCCGAAACGACAAGACGGTGAACGGGAAGTCCGTGGCCTCGATAGCGATCTCAGAGACGTCGCCGCCGTCCAGCGTGTCCGAGACATCGCGGGCGATGGCCGTCCAATAGCGCGACAACGATGCTTCGCCAGCCAGTTGGACGTCGAGTTCAAGCCGGTCGCCGGACGTGATCCGCTCGCCGGTCAGCCCGCGGTCGGTCGCGTCGAGTCGGATCGACCCGCTATCGAGGGCGTCCTGAGCAGCCTCCGTCACGGAGACCTCGAGGAGGTCCGTCCCGACCGTCGTGTGCGGCGACGTGTCGCCGGGGCGATACGCCCGGAGTTCGACGTCGCGAATCTGGCGGGGCATTAGATGTCAAACCGTTTGAGTTCCTGTTTGAGTGCGCGCCCGGCGGCGCGGCCCTCGGCCCGTCCGGATGCCTGGACAGTCAGCGACTCGATCGTCACGCCGCCTTGTACAGGTGCGGGACCGCGGTCCCCGACCTGCGCCGCCGGGACAACCCGCTCGCCGGCATGGAGGATCGCCGCTCCTGCCGACTTGATCAACCCGCCGGTCGCGAGGCCGGAGACGCCATCTCCAACCGACGGATCTCCGCGAGGGTCGGAGACGCCGCCCGCGCCGCCGTCGCCGATCGTCGGCGAAGCCGGCGACTCGTCGTCACCAGGGTCGGTGACGCCACCACCGCCGCCGTCATCGTCGCCCCCTCCGCCGTAGCCGGGAACCGCGTCCGGCACCTCGTACCCTCCGACATCTTTCTCTTGAGTACGACCACTATCATACGTGATCGCCACCGAGTCGCCGCTCACATCGATCGATGAGATTTGGCTGTTCGTCGACGCGACGGCGTCAGCGCGGGCCTGCGTGATCACCGACTCGTTGCCAGCGTCGATCGCGTCGTTGAACGCGACGAAGCTATCGTAATCCTCGCCTGGCCCGCCCTCGGCAGGCGGCGTCGCTCCTGCCCCGCCGGATCCGGAGCCACCCGAGCCACCGGAGCCGCCACCGCCTCCGAAGCCAGGCACCGTTACTGAGATGGTCGTCAACTCTTGCAGCGTTTCGATGGCCTCTGACGCCTCGTCGATGATTGAACTCAACAGCGAAACGAGACCGTTATTTGAGAGTTGCGACCGAATCGTGTCGAACGCGTTGCTCAACAGCGTCGTCGCGGTCGACTGGACCCACGACGCGAAGTCGCGAAAGATGCTTGGAAGGACGCCGTCTTCGCCGACGAGCGACGTTTTAAGCGACTCGGCCTCGGCGAGAAGGGCGCCGAAAACGGCCCCTGCGGCTGAGGCAAGCGACCACCCCGACCGCACCCACGTCGCGATCCCACGCAGTCGCTGCCGGATGTTGCCGACGACGCCACTGACTCGCCGCCGGAGTCGCCCGAACGCCCGTCGGATTCGACCAAGCGTGCGGTCGTAAGTCCGCCGTAGCGACTCAATGTCGCTCGCGAGATCGGCTTCACTCTCCTCAGAGGCTTCGACCCAGTCGGCAAAGTACGACCCCGCCGACCCGATCAGGTCGACGATCTTCGTCAGCGCTGGGACGACGACCGGCGCGACAGCCTCGCCGATGTCAAGCAACGTGTCCCCGACCGCGCCGAGGCCCTCGATAATGTTCGGAAGTTCGTCGACGAGTTCGTTGAATAGCGGTCGGAACTCGGCTGCGAGGGCTTTCACCCGCGGGATCAACGGAACGATCTCCTGTCGGAGCGCTCGCATGATCGCCGCCGCGTCGCCGGATCGAACGAAGCGGTTGAACGTCTCGATGGCGGCCTCAACGTGGCCGAGGAGGCTGTCAAGATGCGGCGTTACGCCCTCGATAATGATGACCCCCAGCTCGGTGAGGTCAGGGAGAACGTCGCTAATCGCCCCACCCAACTGCATCAAGTCGTCGCCGATTCGCTCGCTAATTTGGACGAAACTATCGAGAAGGCCGTCGGACGCCTCACCGAAGCGCCGAATTAGATCCCCAAGGACCGGGAGCGCCTCACGCCCGAGATCTAACAGCGCAGCTGTGAGGTTCGGAATCGCCTCCATCGCCGCCGCGCCGAACTGCCGCAGCGCGTCTCGGAACGGCTCAAGTGGTCCCAAAGCGTCGATAATCGACTCGACGAGGCGCGGGATCGCGTCGACGGCGGCCTCAATCAACGGGACGAACTCGCGCCCAAGGTCAACGACGAGTGGCTGGATCTCCTCGCGAAGGTCGCCCACGACGCCCGCCAGCGCCCCGGTGACGGTCGTCGTCTCCTCGACTTTATCCGCTTTCTCCTCGAGTTGGTCGAGTTCGTTCGCTTGGGCGGCAGTGAGGCCCTCCTCGGTTGATTCAAGACGCTCGAGTTCGGCAATCCGGGCGTTTATCTGTCGGAGTTCGCGCTCGTTCTGTTGGGCACGCTCTTCGCCGAAGGCGAGCACGCCCGACCCGACAACCGCCGAAAACCCGGCTGCCAGCCCGGACGCCGCCGCCCCGACTGCGCCGAGCGTCGCCACCAGCGGGGCGGCCACGGCAGCGAGGCCGGTAATCGCCGTCGCCGCCGTCCCCACGGAGACGCCGAGGGCGGTCATCGACGCCGACGCGCCCGTCCCGGCGGTCGAGAGGCCGGTCAGTGAGACCGCGGTCGACCCGGCAACGGTGCCGAGACCGGCCATCTTCGCCGCCGTCGATGATGTCGAGTCCCCGAGTTCCTCCATCGAGTCGTCGGCGTCGTTCGCGCTTCGCTCGAGTGACCCGAGTGACGTCTTGACGGAGGCGATCGTCGACGTTGCATCCGCTGCCGAGGCGGAGATGTTGATGTCAAGTCCGTCAAAGGCCATGTGTGTTTCCCTCGTACATTTATGATCGTGGATACGCTACCGCCCAGGTATGGGACTAATACTCCGCGGGACATGGTTCGTCCTCGTCGGGTGGTGGTTCGGCATTCTGTGGTTCGTGCTGTCGCTCATGCTCATGGGGTCGATCATTTTCTTCCCCATCGGCGTCTACACGATCACCAAGACGTTTCACGTTATGACACTGAAAACGTCGCCGACCGTCGTGATTGAGGACGCCCGAACGGAGCGGGCGTAACTACTGGAACGCCGACCGTCGCGACTCCGTCACGTCGCCGAAGTGGTCCGGGCGGCTGCCCGTCTCGCGAGCGGCCTTCTCCCGTTCATTTCGTTCATATTCAAGATACGTCTCCGCTCGCTCGGCCAGCTGAAGCAGAGCCTGTTGCCGCGGGGTGAGCGCCCCGATTGTCGGCGGCCACGAAAACCGATAGCCGTGTTCATGGAGGCGTTTGACCATGAGCGCCCGTTCGGCCAGCGGCGGCAGCTCTATGCGTTTCCCTCGGGAAGCTCCATCTCCGCTTTAGCGGCCTCGAAGGCGTCGGCCTGTTGCCACGTCTGTTGAAGGCCCGCAAACAGCGCCAGCGCCCGTGTGATTCCGAGCGTTTTTGCCTCGATATCGGGGCGGACGAGGTACCGATCGACCATCTCGCGGGCGACGTCGACCTCTTCGGCGTCCTCCGGCAGCCCAGCCTCGATTTCTTCGAGTTCCTCAAGTGTCGGCTCATCCACTTCAATGGGGATGGTCTTACCGCCGATCTGGACGTTTCCCTCAAAGGTCGCCCGCTCCGAGAGAATCGCTGCGCCCTCTTCAAAACTTACCACCTCTGTGTCGTCACTCATGACTAGTCGTTGTTGATTTCGATAGCGGGGTCACCCGACGCCCCAAATGTCACCGACGGTATATAATTCGTGTCCCCGGCACTGCGGGTGTAGTCCGGCGCATCCGTGAGGACAGCGTTCTTGATAGTGATCGTCTCGCCGTTGGCGAACGTCCACACGAGATCGCCCGACTTGTCGCGGTGATGTTCCTTGATGCGCGTAGCCGTCTCGTAGGGGCCGGCGACGTCCGCATCGACGCTAATCGAGCGGGTCCCGACATCGATCGTCTCCGTCCGACTGCCCTGTTGGGCGTTCCGGTCGCTGTCGAACTCGACGTCGAGATTCAGCGCGTGGACGCGGTCGGACAGCGCCGCGCCGGTCCAGGTGGCGTCGGTGCCGAGGAACTGCGGGCCGGCCTCGGCTGTCGGCGTGGCGTGCGATCCGCCGCCGAGGGCCGGGACACCCGCGACGGAGTCGACGCCGTCGGTGTTCGTTCCCGTGAGCGGCGTCTCGAGGAGGTCGGTGCCATCCACCGAGACCTGGATGTCGCCCGCGTGCTCGCCCTCGACTTTGATCGCGTCGATGTCGGAAAACGTCTCCGTTGTCGTGACCTCATTCGGGTCCGACCCGGGCAGCGAGACGGTCTCTGTCGTGGCGGCACCCTCGGACTCAATGATGACGTCGTTGGTGTCACCCGTGTCCGTCGAGGAGACCGTCAGCGTCGCGTCGCCGCTCGGCTGGTGGATGATGTGGGTCCGGGCGCGTTCGGCCTCGTAGGTTAGCTCCTGCGGGATCGGCTCGGTACTCGAGGGGTCGCCGTCGAAGGACGCGCCGACGGGGCGTGCGCCCGAGAGAACAGCGAACTCGCGAAAGCCAGCACCCGTCGCGCCGCCGGAGACGACCTCGCGGCGCTCGACGACCGTGTGGCTCGGATAGTCCTCGCTCGGGTCGGCGACGATCGGATACGCGATCGGGTCCTGAACAGTGCCGTCGCTCGCGACCGGGAATTTCGCCTGCCGGTAGGAGATCGTCGCCGACGCCGACTCGGCAGCGCGGTCGTAGGCGGCAGGGTCGACTTGGCCGAGCGTCTCACGACCCTCCTTGTTTCCGTCCGTGCTATACGTGAATTCCGAGATTTCCGGCGCAAACGCGCCCCACGCGGGGTCGGTCGGAAACTCGCCGGGGGTCGTCTCGGCGACCCACTCGGTGCGGATGTCTTGGAGCCCGCTCTCAACGGGCGCTTGATCAGTACTCATGGTGATTTGGAACGGTTACTCAGCAAGCAGTACGACGGTCAGGGCCGACGGAGCCACGAATAATCGATCTGCGTGTTCGCGATGCGGACCGGCGGCGACACGTCGGTATCGTCCGGCGCTTCGGGGCCGCGTTGAGAGCCGATGCTTTTGAACGCTGAACTCCCACCGGTAGCGTTGTCTTGACACACATTCTCGACGGCTTCGATAAGTTTCACAGCGACGTCCTCGGCTGGTTCGCCGGCGTAGGAGCCGCTGTCGCCGGTATAGCCGCCGGCCTCTGCTTCGGCGCGAGCGATCGCTAGAAGCGTCCCTTGGCGGTTCTGGCCAGGACCGTCCGGCGTGAGGTAGTCGTACGTCGACTCGCCACCGGTCGTCTCGTTGCTGTATTGGACGACGAGCGATGGATAGCCCGCACCGACGTTGTCGAGGGTCGTTGCCACCGGAAGGAACGCCTCCTCGCCGGGCGCGGCGCTCGGGTCGTAGCCGACGGCCTCCGAGACGTCCCACGACGGGAGGAGGACCTTATCGATGAAGTGCTTGGCCGGTCGGTCGGGGAGCGTGAGTGTCATAACTCGACCGTCTCCTCGATCAGTCCGCGGCCCGCCGTCGCCGGGGCCGGATTGTCGCTATCGAAGCCCGAAAAGTCGCCCGCGGTCGGCAAGACTGACGGGTCGCCGCCCCGGACAGCGAGGACGGACGCCCGGAGCGTGCCGGTGTCGATCAACCCCTTGTCGGTGATGATCTCCTTGACGCGGCGCTCCAGCGCGAGGGCGAGGACTTTGATGACGGCGTCGACATCCGGGAGTGCGTCGACCGACGTCCCCGTGTTGTGGGCGATAAAGCCCTCGACGCCCTGGGCGCGGACTTCGTTGATCGCCGGTCTGAAAAACGGTTTCGCGTCCATTTTCGAGGTCCCCGCCTCCAGGTACACGGCGTACTCAACGCCGGAGCCGACCGTGTACGTCGTCACCGTCTGGACGTCGTCGGCCAAATCTTCTAGCTCCTCGATGCGGGCTTCGAGGCCGTCCAGGCCGAGGCTAAAGTCGCTCATATCTCGACGACCTCCAGCTCAAGGAGGCCGTTGTGCGGGTCGATCACCGTCTCGACCTCGTAGCGCGTCCCGTCGGCGGTATCGACGAGTTCGACGGGGGCCTCCTGTTCGTCTGTGTAGTCCGTCCACGTCTGCCCGGTGTCGTCGCGCACCGACACGACGGCGTCGATCTCCGCCGTGGTCCCGCCACGGTCACGGTCGGCGCGACTCGCGGGCGAGGCCACGCGGGCGTCGTACTCGGCGGTCGGGGCGTCCGGATAGGAGACGGTAAACCCCTCGCCGGCCTCGTAAGTCTCACTCGGCGCGTAGACCTCGATGGTCGTGTTGACGAGCGTGCTCGAGTGCGTCCGGCGGAGCGCCGAGGCGATGCGGTCGCGGGCCATCGGCGCTCACCGCCCCTCGCGTTTCACGGTCGGACTTGACAGCGACGCGCCGGGCTTGTCGGCGCTCCCGAGCGTGTCGGCGGGGTCGAGCATGATCGCCATTTGCCCGTGGGTCGTCGCCCGGAGGCCCTCGCCGGTTTCGCCGGCAAAGGAGACGCTCCCCCCGGATTCGGAGGCGCTATCGACCTGTCGTTCCGGTCCGGTCGCGATAAAATGCGCCGCCAGCCGCGTCACGACGTCGTCGCGGGCGTCGGGGGCGACGGTGTCGGTCTCGGTGCGGCGGTCGTAGAACCGGCCGGCGGCGTCGATGAACGACTGGATCGCCGCCGGCTCGAGGTCGCTCCCGCCGAGTGCGTCCGTGACGGCAGCGGGATCGACACTCATACGATCACCTCCTCGCCGTCGGCGTCGGCCTGCATCTCGGCGCGGCGCTCGGCCACGGCCTCGGCGACCGTTTGACTCGTCTCGGCGGCGTCGATCGCGTCCAGGTGCGCGTCGACCGCGCCGGACCGGACGCGCTCGGCGCGCTTTCGGTAGTCGGCCTCGAGCCACGCCGCGGCATCGAACTCGCCGCTGTCGTCGCTGTCGGTCGCGTCCGTCTCGTCCCCGTCCGCGATCGGCTCGACGTCGTGCGGGTGGCGGTCGGCGACGCGGCCGGCGATGTCGTCGGGGAGTGACTCGCCTGACTCGATGACGCGGCCGTGGGCGTGGTCGCGGTACGGATGTGCGCCGACCCACCGATAGCGAGCCATGATTACAGCCCGTCGTAGTTGACGACGCCGAGGATGTCCGAGTACGTCGAGCGGAAGAACGGCACCCGGCTCGACAGCGCCTTGTAGCGCGTCGCCATCGGGGACGGCTCCCAACTCATGTTCGTCGGTCCCTGGGCGTTGACGACCGACATGACCCGCTCGTCGCGGACGACCATGCAGATCTCGCCCTCGCCGATGAACGGCGTCTCCCGCAGCGTGACGTAGCTGTGGTCCTGTTGGAGCCGCTGGCGGATACTCATGTTCCCGTCGCCGCGCGGGTCGGCCTTGTCGAGGATCGCGTTGTGCGTCTGGTTGTAGTAGAGGTAGACGCCACGCGAGCGCGGCATGAGGTTCTTGTCGTTGTTCGCGCCGACGTTTTCGAGGTCCGAGACCATTTGCTCGACGGTGGCCTGGACGTTTGAGTACGTCGTGTCGTCGGTCTCGTCCCACGCACCGGGCGCGTTGCCGGTGATTCGGGCGTCGGTCGTGAGGAACCCGTCGACGCCGAACTGGCCGCCCTGCGGGCCTTCGACCGTCAGCCCCCAGCCGTTGAGGGCGAGGTCGTCCTCCTTTTCGCGGAGGGCGCGGCCGGCCTGGCGGGCGAGTCGGGCCTCCTTGTCTTGGCCCATGTTCGCCGACTGCTGTTGGTCGCGGGCGTCGATCTCGTAGTCGACGTGGACGATCGGCTGGGCCACCCCGACCGGGATGCTCGCCGTGTCCATGTTGTCGCCCTTCGCTTGGCCGTCCATCGAGATCTCCGCCTCGCCGACCTCGCTTTCGGCCTGCTCCGTGTAGATCGTCGTCGCGAGCGAGGAGCCGACCTCGTCGATGCCCATCGCGTCGTCGAGGACGCCGACCTCGAGGTTGACCTCCTCGATGATCTCGTCGGAGCGATCGACGTACTCGTCGTAGTCGAACAGTTGGGCGTTCCCGCGGACCGACTGGTTGGCGGTCGGGGCGACGCCGAGATACCCAGCCATGAACGCACCGTCGAGGGTTTTCCAAAAGCCCGCGTCGTAGGCCGAGTTGGCGCGGATCTGTCGGCGGGCCTGTTGGCGCTCGGCGGCCGTGTTGGCAAAGAGCGCCTGCCGGTGGAGTTGCGTCGGCGGACTGAGGTCGCCGGGCTGTGCTGCGGTCGCGTCGGTAGTATTCGGACTCATGTTAGAGGACCTCCACGTCGATACGGGCGCGGTCGCCAGCGGCCGCCCCGGAGTTGTCGATCGCTTCGCTCGCCACGGCAACGCCCGCCCCGGCGGCCGACGTCGCCTTCAACGAGCCGTCGCTGGCCGCGCCGAGCGTATCGCCGTGACTGACATCGGCGTCGGCGGCCGTCCCGAGGTCGCCCCCGGCCGCCAGGAGTGCGCCCTTGACGGTGTCGCCGCGGCGGTAGACCCGCACCTCGACGAGCGTGCCGGCGCTGATCGTCTGGTCGACCGGATCGGTGCCGGTGCCGTCACGCTGCGGGGGCGTGCTCGGGACTTTCGCGAACTGCGCCTGCGGGTCGAGCTTGTCGGCCGTCGAGACGGCGTCGTAGATCGGCTCGCCCGCCGCGTTCGTCCCCGTCTGGACGAGGAGTTCGCCCGGCGTGAGGTCGCTGCCGGCCTCGCCCTCCTTGTAGATCGGTTCGCCGTAGCTCTTGCCGTCGATGGTTGCGGTCGGGTCGGACATTAGAGATCACCCCCGATCATGCCGTCGGGGTACTCCTCGACGCTGTCGTCGGTGCCGGTCGAGGGGGCGGCGTTGGCCGTCGCGCCCGTCCCCGGCAGTCCCGCGGCCTGCGTGCTCGTGTTGAGACTCCGGAGGACGTCCAGCGGCGTCTCGAGGAGCGTCTCGCGGTCGTCGCTGTCGTAGTCCGCGGCGTTCGCGATGATCTCGCTCACGAGCTGCTCTTTCTGTTCGGTTTCGCGGTTCGCCTCGATGCGTTCGACGGCCTCGTCGACGAGCGCCTCGCGGGCGTTCTCGGAGAGGTCGTCGAGTTCGATCGGATCGCTGTCGCTCATGGTTGTGGTTGTCGTGTCGGCGGCCGCATCGCTGTCGTCTGTGTTGCCCGATACCCCTGTCTCGGCGGCGGCCATGACGTCGTCGTGGATCGCCGCCAGCCCCTCGTCACACCGCGCCTCGAGGGCGTGGCGTGTGAGCGGGCTGTTCGACGTGATGTCGTCGATGAGCGCCGCACGGTCGCGCGTCGACGCCGGGCCGCGGTCAGGGTCCTCGGAGGCGTCCGCCTCGTCATCGGCTCCCGTCAGCGCCGCCCGCAACGTCCGCAACGCCGCCCGGACGCTGTTGTCGCTCATGTCGCCGTCGGTGTCGCCGTCGGCGTCCACTTCACCCAGCTCCTCGAGCCGGTCGAGGAGCGCCTCGTGGCTCGGCCCCGGCATGAATACCGTCTCGCCGTCGGCCTCGTGGGTGTGGATCAATTCGTCGCCAGCGAGGGCCGCGTCCTCGCCGAACCCCATCTCCGACGCCATCTCGACGGCCGCGCCGGGGTTGTCGAGGACGTATTTGTCCGGGACGTCCATGTTCGCCGACATCGCTTCGTCGGGGGCGTCCTCCCACGGGCCGATGATCTCCGATGCCGACTTGACGACGACGCCCTCGTCGTAGCCGGCCTCGGGGCCGACGTAGTTGTCCAACTTGTAGGCGGGTTCCTCGGCGGTCGCCTCACGGGTCACGTCCGCGCCCTCGGCCGAGACGGTCGCGCCCGGCTCGACGGCGACGGTGTTCACGCGGCCGGTGCCGGGCGAGTCCGACGTCGACCAGCGGACGAGATCGCCCTCGGAGAACTCCGCCTCCGCGCTCGATGCCATGTCCTTATCGCCGTAGTTGCCGTTTGCGGTCATCGGAACGGACACCGCCGCGTTCGCCGCGAGTTGCGGGTTGATCCCGCACCCATCCTCGATCGTACACACGCCCGTTTTCGTCGGCAGGATCGCCACCGAATCCGGACGTGTGATCCGCTCGACGTTCTCGCGGACCTCGCCGTCGTACTCGCCGGCCGGGAGTGGCTCGGCGGCGTACTGTGAGGAGACGTCGATCGTCTCGCCGTTGTCGAGCGCCGTCTCGATGCGAGTCGCCTCGGCGCCGCGGCCGTCGAGCCGCGCTTTCTCGAGGCGGATGTTCCCGCGGACGTGGGTCCCGTCGTAGTACGGCGCCTCAGTCGTCCCGATGTGGGTCTCGGGCTGTTGATTCGCCGCGACCGGCATCCCGCTGTCGTCGCGTGGGTGGTTGAGCGTCGCCGGGACGCCGTCCCATGCGTCGGCCGTCTCGCGGACGGACTGTTCGGGGACGTAGCCGCCAGCCAACTCCATCGGCCGGATAAACGGGACGTCCTCGATGATGTACGCCTCGTCCGTCTCGCGGACCTGTTGCGGGCCGACGCTATTCGCCACCGGGTAGTAGGTTTGTGTCGTCATGAAAAACAAAAAACGTCCGTGCCGGATCTGGGTCTCGGCCCCGGCGGGGCGTCATCGGTACGATACGGCGTTAACTCTCGTCCTCGATCCGATCTGCTTGCTCCTCTAACTTCTCGGCAAGATCACGGAGGGCGTCAGCCTCGGGTCCTTTATCGTCTGGGTGGAGTTTGCGAATACCATCCACTGCCCGATCCCACACTTCCAACTCGACAGTGTGTATGTCGAGTTTTTCTTTGTGATCGGATAATAGCACTATATCAGACAGTGCCTGCTTAAACCGCAGATTTATCGCTTTTTCTCTCTCATGAGCCGCTTGTCTGCTGTAGTTATCAGCTCCTCTGAGATATTCACGATCCGCCTCGCTTAGTATGCCTCTTGATTCATCGTATTCTGTCATTCTGTTAGCACCGCCTCCATTCCGGGGAGATCCCGACAGTAGTCCTCGGCTCGCTGGTGACATGTCCGGCAGAGCGTCATGTAGTTCCAGGACGCGTTGGGTCCGCCAGCGAGGACCGGAACGATGTGGTGGAGCGACAGTGTGGCTTCACCCTCACCGCAGTTTTCACACTCATCAGCGAGGTGTTCTTTTCGCTGCGTGTGCCACCCGGTTGGCCCGTGCGCGGAGCGGATTGCGCGATACCAGTCAACGCCTCCTTCCCACAGTGGGTGGTCCTGCCCGGTTCGAGAAGACAACCAATCGTGCCGGCACTCGGCCGAACAGAAGCGGCGTTTTCCTTGCGAGGGCCACTTCTCAAAGGTATCGCCACACTCCTCGCAGGTATAGGACTCCTTGCCGTCAGGTGACCCAAAGGTACGCCCCCGGCGCCAGTCGTGATAGCAGTCGCGCGAACAGAAAGGGCGTTTGTCGTCTTCCATCTCTGACGGACTTCTTGAGACGGGTGAACCGCACTCCCGACACGGCCGTACAATTTGCTGCCCCGGAGGATTATACTCCTCCAACGTGTATTGGCTCATGCTCTTGGTCTCCAAGAGCGCGGTCGGCGCTACCACGCCGGCCTTTTCAGGAAACGCGCTCTTGGCTACTAGTGGCGTCTCTACGCGCATAATACTTACTCTTAGGCGCTGAGAAGCGTGATCGGCTTCCCACCAGCCGAGTCCGGGATACGCTCGCGGAGCGGATCAAGCTCGCCGGCAGACAACCCGACCTCAGGAACAGGAGAGCACCTGTCGTTTGGATGTGACGGAATGCCGACACGGTAGGGTTGGCCGCCCCACGACACTGTGGCAGTTTGAAACTCCGAGAGCGTGAACGGGACGCCACCTAGGGCACGGCAGTATGAGCAAACTGAGGCATCTTTCGCGGTGAGCCGTGAGGTATGGGAGACGACGTCGGCGCCGTGTTGCTCGTATGTTGAGATTGCAGCCTGCGAATGACTCCTCACTATCTCGGTCCGAGCGATCGTCGTCAACCGCGACCGCTCGATCTGCCGGAGTTCCTCCGAGAGCAACCGGGCGATGTCGCGGGGGTTCTTGCCCGCCGCCAGCCCGCCCGTGAGCGCCTGGCGGAGTTGTCGGGCGGCGTCCTCGGAGACGCCTTGGAGGTTCTCAAAGACACGCCCGTATAACTCGGCGAGTTGGTCGCGAGCGATCGGTCGGCGGAGCGCGTCCGTCGGGTCGCTCGGCGTGAGACTGACGCCAGCTTGGAGGAGCCGCCCCTCGCCGTTCTGGACGCCGATCTGATAGGCGCTGTCGATGTACTCGGCGAACCACACGTCGCCGTTCTGGATCTTCGTCGTCGCCGTCACGTCGCCGACGAGGGCCTCGCGGAGCCACCGCCGCAGATCGCGGAGGAACGCCCGGACGCGGGCCTGTCGGGTCGGAAAGTCGTACGCCTCGGTGGCGTCGGCGTTCGCCCGCAGTTGGAGCGCGTCGTTTTCGTAGCCGACCGTCCGCCGGATCGCCCCGCGAACCTCTCGGAGGCGGCGTTGGAGCGCCCGGAGGAGTGCCTTTTGTAGTTCGTGCGTGTTCGACGGGTCGCGCCCTTTCGTCAGCGTCGCGCCGCTGTGACCGACCTGTTCGTTGGCGGTGTGTGAGTAAGGCATCGGTCAGTCACCGGGGAGGATACTGTCGCCCCTCCAGTACGGATTGCCGATTGTGTAATCGAGGAACGACCCACAGAAATCCTCCGGCGTTGACACCTCGCCACGCATATTTCGGACACAGCCGTCAAAGCTACCGCCCATACTCGAAAACGCCTTCAGCGCGATGATCCGGTTCGGCGTCGAGGAGTTCCGCCAGCTCGGCGGCGGTGAAAAGTCGGCGTTGGATGTCGGTGCGAGCGCGTTGAGCACCTTCCGAAGCGCGTTCGCCGTTTCCTCCTCGTCGGCCATCGCCGCCTCGGGGTCGTCGACGTCCGTCTCGATCGTCGTCGAGTGGATGTCGGCGGCCTTGTAGGTCTCGTAGCCGACGCGGCCGTCCTCGACGACGACCACATACGTCGGGGAGTCCGCCGAGGCTTCGACGGTCGTCTCGTCGGTCTTGACCGTGGACGTGAGGACGTCCGCGACGACGCCGACGCCCTGCGGCGTCGACACCTCGTCGCCCTCCGCGTAGCGGGTGGCGTTGGCCGAGACATCGTCGTACGGTGGCTCCTCGTCGCGGGCGGTGGCGAGTTCATTCGCCTTCCGCTTGAACCAGTCGGCGTAATAGAGCCACCGGCCGATACCGGCGTTTCCGCAGTCCGACCACTCCTCCTCGCCCCACTCGGTCGGTGGCCCCTCGGCGGAGAGATCATCCTCGTGGCTGTTGAGATACGCCGGAATCGGCGTCCTGTCGTTGCGGCGCGTAAGGAGGTCGCCGACGACAACATCGTTGTCCGCACCCTGTTCGGCGCGTGTGCTGCCGACGCCAGTGCCGCAGTCGTCGGGGATCCAGCCCTTCTCGTCGGCCTTGAGCGCGGCCTCGCCAGCGTTCTGGATGCGCTCAGGTAGCTCGACCGGATCGTCGAGCGCGGGGGCGGCGTTGCCGGTGGCGGCCGCGGCGGTTGCCGCATCGCTACCGCCGATGTCGTCGCTATCGCTGCTGTTTGAAATGCCGACGGTCGACTCAAACGTTTCCTGTACGGCCGCGTCGGACTCGTCGACGTCGAGGTTCGCTGCCAGCGGATCGCCGCCCTCGTCCAGCTCCGGCAACGCGTCCGCGCCGTCTTTGAGATACCGCATCGCCGTGTCGCCGGCCAGCCCTGGGACGGCCTGGATCACCTGTGCCCGCTTCGACTCGACCTCGGCGCGGTCCTGGGCCGACAGTCGGACGAGGTCGGGCCACTCAACACGATATTCGCCAGCCGCCGGCGCCGGGAGGATGCCGACCGCTTGGAGGCGATCGAGGAGTGGGCGGACGATGTAGGGCGTCGCGTACTGTTCGCGCCGTTCGGCGATCATCCCGAAATAGGAGCGTTCGTCGGCCTCCGCGCCGCTTACCTCGCCGGATTCGTTGCCGCGGAACTCCTTTTTCGGGATGCCGGTTTGGCCGGCGATCGCGTCGAGGTTGTTCTCGACGATGCCGGAGGGGTCTTGGATGTCGCCGCCGAGTCGTTCGACGTCGATACCCGACGTCCGGAGATACCGTTGAAGGCCGTGCTCGTAGCGTTGGAGTTCGTCCTCGAGGTCGTCCATCCCGCCCGAGAGGTCGACCTTTGTCGGGTCGGCGTTGAGATGCAACCCGTAGTCCGCGGCCCGATAGCCAGCCTCGGCCGCGGCTCCCAGGATCTTCTCGATGTCGAGGATATTGTTCAGGACCGGCTCGACACGCGGGCGGGCGAGCGTCTCGTCGTCGAGCGGGCGCGTCGCCGGGATGTCGACCACGCGTGAGTGATGCACCTGGATAGTGCCGTCCTCGTCGTCCTCGGTCTCGCTGTCGATCTCCTCGGAGAGGTCGATCGTGTACTCGATCGGTTTGCCCCACCGGTCGCCGTCGTCCATGTCGCCGTAGTCGATGTCCTCGATTTGCGCCCCGAGGATCGGTTTGAGGCCGGCGAGGGCCGACAGCCCCTCAAATCCCTGGTCGGTGGCGTCGGTGCGCCACGCCGACCGGTCGCCGTCAGCGACGTCGCGGAAGGCCACGAGGAGGAGGCCGTGCTGGCCGATGCCGGCGGCCCGGTCCGCCCGCTCGCAGTACGACCACGCGCTGTAATTGCTCGCGAGTTTCCCGACGCCGCGCTCGAAGGGCGTCGGGTCGGCATCCGGATCGCGGCCGACATCGCGGATCTGCGGCGCGTCCCGCCAGGTCGAAAACGCCGGCTTCTCGATGACGATGCGGGCGTAGGCGTTCCGCAGGTAGAGGGCCAGCCAGTTATCTTCATCCCAGCCGTCGAGGTCGCTGCGGGGCCAGCCAAAGACCTCGTAGTGGTTGCGCTCGCTGCCGTCGTCGTTGAAGCCGGTTTGGCCCAACTCGGCCGCGATCCCGAGCCGCAGTCCCTCAGCAAAGTCCTCATTCGCGCGGAGGCGACTGTCGAGTTGGAGGTCGGCCTCGCCGTCGGTGCCGTCAGCGTCCGCTGTATCGTCGGTCATGTGTGTTAGTTAAAACCCCCACGTCGGCTTGGCGCGACTCGCTTCTGGATCCGTTTCCGCACGCCACACGGCCATGAGGGCGGCATCGAGATGGTCCGGCGACCGCCCGAGGCGTTGTTTCACGTCCGCCTTCCGACCGTCGGCAGCGAGGACCTTCGCCCCGTCGTCGCCGCGCGAGCCGATGTGTCGTTCCGTCCAGGTGACGGTGCGGGCGGCGATCTTCGCCTGCTCGTAGAGGTCGGCGTTCGCGACCGTCCCGCCGGCCTCGAGAAAGTCGGCGAACAGTCCGAGCGACTCGGCCCAGCAGTCGTCGTACTGCGTCTCGCGGTGTGCTGTCGCTTGGTTCTTGAACCGATGGACCGTGCCGAACCGGTTGTCGAGGCCGTCCGCCAGCCCCGACCCCTCACCGACCGCGTCGACGGCGATCTCCGGCGTCGGCCACTGTCGGATGGCCTCCGCGAGCGCCTGCTCTTGGTCGGTGTGATCGGTGCCCTGCGCCTCATACTCGACGGTGATGTGGTCGTCGCGGACGCCCGATGCGACCGTGTCGTCGCCGCTCCGGGCGACGTCGACGCCAAGCGCCGTCGGGGAGTTGCGCGACGGCGTGGCGGTCGGCTCGTACTGTTGCTCGACGAGGTCGGGGTCGAGCGGGCGGTGGACAGCCGCATCGCCGGGCGGGATGATGCCGGCGCGACGGCGATACCACCGCTCGTCAAGGTCGTCGCGGAACTGGTCGCTGTCAGGGTCGGACCACGCTTCGGCCTGGTCTAACCCCGGCCACGGGTCGCTGTTGTAGCTCTCCCAGTCTTGGCGGATCTTCCACGCCGTCGCGAGACCGTCGATCGCCGCGTCGGCATCGGCATCGAGACCGTGCTCGACGTTGTGGCTCGCGAACGACGAGAGCTGGATTACCGTCCACGTACTGTCGTTGTAAAGCGACTGGAGGCTATTCGTTTCATCCTGCGGCGGGTTCGCGATCGCGACGAGGCGGTCGCGCTGGTCGGAGACGAGCGATTCCATCGCCTCGAACGTCGCCTCCGTGACGTCGTCCTTATCCGCCTCCTCGATGATCCCGAGGACATACCCGCTGTGGACGCCCTCGAGTTCGCCGGCATCGGTCGGACTCGCGGCCTCGAAATACTGTTCCGGGAGGCCGTCGATCTCGATCCGCGGCGGCGACCGTTTGTACGTGCCGGGGAGTCCTTGGCCGCCGAGCGCGTTCGCGTGCAATTGCTCAACCGGCTTACAGAACGTCCGTTTGAGCTTCGGGTACGTCCCCGACGTCGCCAGGACGGACGCCGGGTGGTTGGCGACCAACCAGACGACGGTGACGCACGCGAGGATGAACGACTTGCCGATGCCGTTGGCCGTCTGGACGAGGAGTTTTTCATTCTCGACGAGCGTCCGGCAGATGTCGCGCTGCGCCTCGGTGACCGTGACGTCGAGGTAGTCCTCGATCGCGTCCTCGAGCCACGTCGGGTCCTGGCGCTTCGCTCGCTCGGCGTAGTGGTAGCCGAGGTCGCGGACGTTGTCGATGCTTTGCGTGCTCATGTCAGTCCTCGTGAGCCGCCTTCATCCCGTCGAGTAGCTCCTCGTGTACGTTCACGTTGACCGTCGTGTCGTCGTCCGGCGGCTCAAGCAGCCCGAGATCTTTCAGCCACATTCGGACGTCCTGCGAGACCGTCTTTTCGCCCCGGAGGACCGCCGCGGGCGTGTATTCGTAGTACGTCTCCCCCTGCGGCGATTTCTTTTCGCTCCGGTCGACGAGTTCATGCCCCGAGTCGAGCGACGGCGGCCGATCCTCCGGCCAGTCGTCGGCGCGGAGTTCGGTCTTGTGGAGACCGACGGCGATCCCGAACAGCTTTACGTCGTCGCCAGTCAGCGGCCCGCGGCCGTGGCGGCGCTCGTACTCCTCGCGGTAGTCCTGGTAGACTTGGTCGATGAGCGCCTGTTCGCGCTCGTCACGACGCTGATAGTACGCGTTCCGGTCGGCATACATCTCGTGACGAGCGGCGTTGTCGTTGTGTTCGGGAGCTGCCCCGCCGTCGTTGCCCACGGCGTTGTCGTTGCCCTCGTGCGACGACCCGTCTGGAGACGTGCCTCGACAGTGTCGGCATTTTCCGGACTCGAACTCAGTCCCCCAACCAGCGGAGAGTCCGCAGTCACCACCGTTTCCGCCGTGGTCCCCACACTCGTCATCGTAGTTACGTTGCGCCATGAGGTGTGTTTGTTTCGTGAGGCGTGAGGTACTGCCCGAAGCGCCGAGAAAAGCGGCGCTTAAGTCGTCAGCGCGTGGTACCGCGGCGTCGGACGGGGTGCAAACGCCCGCCCGGGCCACCGACGGCGCGTCGGTAGCCGTCGGCGGCGCTGCGTCCGCCGCGGGAACACGGTCATTATCTCGCGAACTCAATCGGCACCGTCTCGGCGGCGCGGATCCACTCGCCGCTGTCGCCGCCCTTCCGAGCGAGGATCCAGCGGCCACTCGACAACTGAAACGCGAGGATGTCGCGGTCGGCCGGGGCGGGCGGGTCGGCGTCGGTGCTCGACATCGGTGAGACAACTCCGTTTGAGCCACACCGCGTCCGTGGCGGCGACCGTCTGTAACGCCGCTCGGACGGCGTCACGAACCTCGTCCTGTGCATCGTCGCTAGCGGTCATCAATCAGGTACTCGAAGGTCGTCCGCCGGTCGTCGCTCGTCCCGAACACCCATCCGAGATGTTTCCGTTGGGAGACGTCCGGGTGGCCCATGCGCTCGATGAACTCGCCGCCGGGTTTCGGCGACGGCGTCGTAATGACCGGATACCGATTCAACACGTAGTCGATACTCGGGTCGTGAAAGTGCCCCCGGAGGGCGACGTCGAAGCGATGGGCCTCGCGCCACCCGCGCCAGTCCCGGCCCGACGCCGCGGTCTTATCGACGTGGCGCTGGCCGTCCTGGCCGTGGCGGACGTGAAACGTCCAGTCGCGAACCGTCGTGTTCATGTGATGGGTCGCCTCGGCGATGTCGATGTCGATGTTCGACCGTTCCGAGCGCCGGAGGATGTCGTCGAGCCACCGATACACGATCAAATCGGTGTTCGCGCCGCGAGAAGCGGCCGCCCGACTCGTGCCGTGGTTCCCGAGGACGCCGCGGACCTGGACCGTCTCGAAGGCGTCGGCGAGCGTCCGGACGAGGCGGTCAAGCGCCTGGACGGCGTCGGTGACCTGGTCGCCGAGGTGGGCCTCGATGTCGTGGTGTTGGCCCTCGTAGATCGCCTCGCCCGTCGCGATGTCGCCGAGGAGGAACAGATAACAGTCGTCGAAATCCACGAGTTCGCTTTGCATCTCGCGGATTTTGAGCGCCTGGCGGCCGAACGTCCGGACGGCCTCGCGGGCCGACGCCATGTCGTAAATGACGGTCCCGTCGTCCGTCTCGACGAGGTCGCCGAAATGGAGATCGCCGAGGACACAGCAAAACGTCTCATGCGAGGGGGCGCTCCGGGGCGGCGTCGACAGCGGCGGGTTGCGCTCGAGCCGGCGGAGCAGTACCGACTCCTCGGCTTCGATCAGTTCGTTGGCCTCCCGCGTTTTCGTCTGTTTGTGTTTCGTCGAGATCCGACGGAGTTGCGGGGCGCGGTCGTCGGCGATATACCACCGATTCGCCGCGCGGTCGTATTCGAGGGCGACGTCGTGGGCCGTGTCGAGGCGCTCGCGATACCCTTCGACCGTCGTCGCTTCGACACCCATCCGATCGGCGGCCTCCGGCGTCGAACACGGGAGGAGCGACAAGTACTCCCGGAGCCGCGGGGCGTCCGACAGATCGGGCGTGTCACTCATTCCTCACCCTCGCGGTCGCTATCGAGGAGTTGATCGAGTTTCCGCTCCGTTTGTCGGTGGTGGTCGTCCATCCGGTTCCGCAGTTCGCGGATGTCCTGGCGGGTTTCGGAGACCTCCGAGAGGAGGCCCGGTTGTGAGGGGTCCTCGTCGTCGCCCGTGAG